ATGAGCGACTTGCCGGTGTCGGTGAGCGAATATTCCACCTTTGGAGGCACAACGGGATAGACCTTGCGGTTGATGAGATTGTGATGTTCGAGATTTTTGAGCGTGGCGGAGAGCATTTTTTGCGAACAATCGGTCATGAGGTTTTTCAACTCGCTAAACCGCAGAACGCCCGTTGCGCTTGCTCCAATCGAATACAGCACAACGAGCGACCACTTGTCGCCAAAATGGGCTATGACGTTGCGTATCGGGCAACTTCTGTATTGTAATTCAAAAGTTTTGTCCATCGTTATATTTTTGGAGCAATGAGAGATGACAAGCCAGTTTAATGCGCTATATTTCAGAGATTTCGTCGGCATGGAGGCCTGTCATTTCGCAAATTTCTTCAACGGCCATTCCCTTGTCGAGCATTTTGCGGGCGATGGAAAGGGCTTGTTGACTTGCGCCTTCCGCACGTCCCTCTGCCATGCCGGCTTCTTTTCCTTTGCCGTAACCTTTCATCTCGGCATCGCTCATGGCGTTGGTGATGCCATCAGTGCTCTGACTCTCAATGTCGCGCAGACCGAATGGTTCAGCGGCGGACACAGCCAGGAATACTGGAAGCGGCCGTTCAGTATTCATAACTCCAGCTCACGGAGCAAGGAATATTGGGCGAACTACTGCTCGATGAGAGTGCAGAACTGCTATGCAGCACTCGAACTGCTGGAGAAGATCACGCCGCACATGTTCAAGGCATGTGAAGAAATCTGGGAGGAGGCTTTTGGCGATGAATGATTCCGAGAAAAGCATGGTGAAGACCATAGCTGGTCAGCTCCGAAAAAAAGGCTTTCCTCATACAGCCGATTACGTTGAGATGTTCGGCCTTGGCTCCATGAATCCGTCGTTCACCAAAGGCCCGACCAAGGAGTCCGAAGCCTTCTACGCCAAGTGCGTTGAAGAAGGGCATCCGTGGGACTGGTACTTTGAATTCCCGGAGGATGCGATCTTCTGATGCAGAAGGTGCTCATTCCTGCGGCTCTGGATTATCAATCATACATCGCCGGCTTAGGTATAAGCTGGTACAGATAAAGGAGGAAAAGAAATGGCGAAGCTCAATATGTCACCGCCTTGGGAACTGTTCTACAGGCGGGTGAACGCCCTGTTCAAGCGTGACCCCTACGTCCATGTGATCTACGATAACGATGAGAACGTCATCAAGATCTTTGCCGAGGATTCAAAGAAGGCGGAGGCTCTGACCGAGATCATGCCCGAATCCAAGACCTTCGGCAATGTGACCACGAAGATCGAAGTCATCCCGGCAAACAGTGGCCGCAATCTGGCGTACGGTGAGAATGACAACCTTCTTGAGATCGCATTCGCCGGGAATGACATGGTTTCCTTCGTTGAGAAAGTCCAGTTCTTCGCTGGCGGTGAGGTTACCTACGTCGTCTTCAAGAACGAGGTGATCCAGTATTTCAGCGACAACATCGGTGATTACTATGGCGTCACGTCCACCCTTGCTCAGGACATTGCCAAAGAAGTTTTCGCCGACATGGCTGGTGTGTACTTCTGCACCAACCTTCCTTCAGGGCCGTCTCTGGGGATGCCTATAGGGCAGTGGCCCTGAGTATCAAATCGCCGATCTGCAAGAGTAGAAACGGTTTTCGAGTGCGTCATGGATTTCATGGCGCACTCTGCATATGCGGACGTAGTTCAATTGGTAGAACAACAGACCAAGACTGCTGACCTCCAGAAGCCGGGGAGGCCGTCGGATGAAAATAAGCAGGGCGGGTGAAAATCCCGCATATATGTTGCTGTACCCAAGTGGTGAAGGGGACGGTTTGCTAAACCGTTAGACGTGAAAACGTGCGAAGGTTCAAGTCCTTCCAGCAACGCCAATACCGGATTGGTGTAATGGCAACACGCCTGACTCTGACTCAGGAGTTCGAGGTTCAAGTCCTTGATTCGGTGCCAAAGGCCGGGTAGCTCCCGGATGATCTGAAGACCCTCGCGTGGTTGCTCAGAGAGAATGACAAGTGACCAGACGAAAACTGTCTGCATGTGAACGGTGAAGTACAAGCTGGGATGCAGACGTGATAATCAATCTGGTAAGCGCACAATAATCGCAAATCCCGAACGGTTCGGGACAAAGGACTGTGAAGAGCGTGTTCGATTCCGCGAACTCGAAGGTTCGACTCCTGACAGTGCTGGTGCAATATCAGTCCTTCTTATACACAGAGCCGTTGTCAAGCGGAAAGACGCAGGACTTTGACTCCTGTATTCGTAGGTTCGAATCCTACCGGCTCCGCCAAACCTTTATGTGCCGCCCAACGCAAGAATCGCCTCTGTTTCTTTCTGTGACCTCCTTTCGTAAAGCCCCAAGGCCGCTGGCCGAACCGGAGCAAGTGAAACCACGAATGTGATGTAGCTTGTTAAGATGGCAAGGTCGTGGGATGAGACGAAGCGGCGCGGTGTGAACCCGTATTACCGAATTCTTTGAAACTGTGGCAGGTCAGTTTCGCCCTCTGCTTCAGGGCGGCAAAGCCGAGTGCTTTTTAACTGCCTTTTTGAATTTCCCCCACAATCGCAGGAAAAGCTCAGGAAAGGTGGGAAAGACTCTGAACAACAATTTATACCAAGAAGCGGTCAAAGAGGCCACCAAGAAGCGCTATGGCAATTCTCAGCAACTCAAGAGCAAATACATCGCCCTGAATCCAGATACCTGTGAAAGAGAGATGGTTCGGCTCTCGAATTCGTACATGCGGATTATCAATGCGGAGCTGAAAGATGCTCTTCCGGAGATCATTGACCTTTACTCCAGACAGATCCGGAACGACTCACGAATGGACAGCCTCGAAGATCTGGTGACCCTGATAAAGCGAAAGTTCTCGGTCTTGACCGGTAATGTCTCAAAGAAGACCGCTGAAGCCGGCATCATTCCAAAGATCAAAGAAGTCGCCAAGCGTGTCAAGCGAATCTCGATTCGTGAGTGGCAGAAGGCGATCCAGCGGACGCTCGGTATCGAAATCGCGGAAGATTACTATCAGGACGATATGTATCAGACGACGATGGACGAGTGGACTGATGAGCACGCCAAATCGATGCCGGAGACCGTGACCAATCTCACGGATAAGATTCAGGAGATCATTCAAGAAGGCTACCGGGCCGGAAAGTCGGTCACGGATATTCAAAAAGAAGTTCAGGAAGCATACCGCCAAGCCAAAGGCGGCAATGCGAACAAGTGGTCGGAATCGATCCCGTATCTGAACTCTCAGTTGAACAAGATCACGCAGGAAGATGCCGGAGTGAAGCAGTATGTCTGGACCACCCGGCGAGATGCAAGAGTACGCCCCTGTCACAGAGCTTTGGATGGCCGAACGATCTGGTGGGATGATCCTCCAGTACAGTGGTATGAGACCAAATCCAGAGGCCGTGTCTACACAGGGCAACGGGCTCATCCCGGCGAATCATACGGTTGCCGCTGTTACGCTGTTCCTGTTTTCGATAAAGACCATTTTGCCCCGCCCGTTAAGGCAACGAAAGAAGGTGAATCCTTTGTCAGTGGAATACAAGCCAAGCTCGAAGCTCGAAGAAATCGCAAAAAAGGTAATCGATGACCATGTAAACCTCGTGCATCTTGAAAGCCCGGACTGCCGAATTCTGTACCAGTATTGCACTCAGCAGAAGATGAAGAAGGACAAGATCGTCTATGCCGACTGCGAAAAGATCAAGGAGAAGCTGAAAGCTTTCTTGCCTTACGACTTTATCATCACGTTCTATGAGCCGAACACGATGATGCTCAGCCAAGAATACCTCGAAAAGCTCATGTACCATGAACTGCTGCATGTTGGCTTTGAGGGTGCTGGCAAGTATTACATCGTGCCTCATGATATCGAAGACTTCCGCGATGTCATCGACAAATGGGGGCTCGACTGGATTAAACGCAAATGAAGACCACGGAGACGATACCTGTGTATATCAGAATCGAAAACGGGAAGTGTACTCGGAAATGCGACACTGATGAGGTGATTCGCGATAAGTTCCTCGGCTGGGAAGCCACCATGAAGAGGAACAGGTTTGGCGAATAGCCGGAAAGGGAAGGATATGCGTATTCTCACCCGAAACGGAGGAAGAGATCCCCCGAACAGGCATCTGTCCTCCAGACCAGAACATCAGAAAGGAGATGAACGGTTATGAAGAACGCACTCAAGATTGCAGATCTCGGCGACAACCTCAGCAAAGCTGGAGAAATGATCGCGAAGCTCGCTTCAGGACTCAGTGATGAGGAAGATAACCAGAATCTTGTATCTGCGTATTCCTCAGCGATTCTGAATGAGTTGGAAAATGTTCAGCACTTTGTCCTGAACCTGACGGCTCTCGTCACAGAAGCAATCGCGCCAGATCAGGTCAATCATGAAGATTCGATGTTCTTCGCCGGTGAACTCAATGATGATTTGGGAACAAAGACCGACGAAGCAGTCGATTACGTCGATCCGGAAGAGGAGGATAAGTAAAAGTTAATAATATCTCGCAAAGCTCGGCTTTTTCTTTACTTTTAGGCTGTAAATGTTATAATAAAGGTGAAGAAAATCATTTTTGCGAGGTGCTTTTATGGGACAGTTCATAGATCTCACAGGACAAAGATTCGGAAGATGGACCGTTCTTTACCGTGCCGAAAACAGACCTGACGCCAGTGGTGCAACACGAGTCTACTGGCACTGCAAATGCGATTGCGGAGCGGAACGCGATGTAAAATCTGATGCGTTAAAGAACGGAAGATCTGAATCTTGCGGATGTCTTCATCGCGAAAAAGTAAGAGAATCTGGACACCTCAACCGTAAACACGGGATGAAAGGAACCCGAATCTATAGCATATGGTCAAACATGTGTGATAGGTGTTATAGAAAATCAAATGAACGTTATGGTCACTATGGCGGAAGAGGCATTAAAGTTTCTCGACTTTGGAGAGGAAAAGACGGATTCATGAATTTCTACACATGGGCTGTCTCTCATGGATATCGAGACGATTTGACAATTGATCGAATCGATAACGATGGGAATTACTGTCCAGCTAATTGCAGATGGGTAAGCTATGAGGCTCAGAGCAATAACAGGTCTAACAATCGAAGAGTCGAAATTGATGGAGAAGAAAAGACAATTGCTGAGTGGGCAAGACATCTCGGAATCAAACCAAATCTGCTGTACAGAAGAAGCAATGAATCTGCTGCAAAGAAGATTAGACAACTTCTGGCTAAGAAACAAACATGAATCCATATCAAGCTAAAAAGGGAGTCGAAGGACTTCCTTTTTGTATATCAAAGGAGGGATGCTCATGGATGAGAGAGCTACCCCAAAGCTCACGAAGGTCACCCGCCTTGATAGTATTCGCATTTCCAAAGCCCAGTACACCGAAGAAGGTTACCTCGAAGACAAACCGATTCTCACTACCACCGGAATCTTTGAGTACACCAATCCTGATGGAAGCGTCAGAAGAGAGCTGCGGCTCCCTGAAGATGTCTTCGATCCAGAAAGCCTTGCATCGTACAAATCCAAGCCTATCGTAATAACTCATGACGCCGGTTTGATTGACAAGAACAACGTTTCTAAAAATCAGATCGGCACCATTGTTTCTGAAGGCTTCAGAGACGGCGATGCGGTTCGGGCAGAGATTGTCGTATTCGATACCGATGAAATGAAACGGTGCGGATTCAAAGAGCTTTCTCTCGGCTATAACCTCGATCTTATCGAGGAACCCGGTGATTGGAATGGCGAGCACTATGATGCACGACAGACCAATATAAGGATAAATCATCTCGCTCTCGTGCAGAACGCGAGGGCTGGTGAACAAGCCCGGCTGAACATCGACGGTCGGGACAAAAACTCAAGAAAAGGAGAAGACAATATGGCGAATATCAAGAAGACTCGCCGCACTGACGGCCGCCTGTCTCCGGAAGAGCTGAAAAAGGCTATTGCGGAGTATATGGAGAAGTACGGCGAGAAGACCGATGCCGAAGAGGAAGAATGCCGGTGGCATCGAGGATCAGGTGAAGGAAATTGCCGAGCGTCGCGAAGATGACGAAGACATTCAGAAGCTTCGCGATATCATCGACACTCTTCTGGCCCAGAAAGCGTTCGACGAAGGCGAAGAGAAGGAAGATCCGTTCGCCGAGAAGAACGAAGACGGCAATCCTGATGAACTCGAAACCATGAAGGGTGACGAGGACCCCGAAGAGGAAGAGAAGCTGGATTCCGAGGATGACGAGGATGCCAACTGCGATGGCGAATTCGACGATCCCGTACCCGGCGAGAACACTGATCTCAAGACCCTGAACACTGACTCTATCGACCGCATCGTTCGCGAGCGCGTCAAGGTCAGCCTGATCGGAAGCAAGATCAATCTCGACGGTCTGGAGGACATGGATCTGAAGTCTGCCAAGAAGGCTGTCATCCGTGCCGTCCGCCCGGGCATCCGCCTCGATGGCAAGAGCACTGCTTTCGTCAATGCTCTGTACGCCTGCTGCGCCGACGATATCAATGAGCGCACCACCAAGGACACTCAGTATCAGAGGAAGCAGATGTTCAACAAGGATTCCGGCGAGGCTCTTCGTCCGAAGAAGCTGGAGTCCACTTCCGCAAGAGAGCGCATGGTCGAAGCTATGCGCAACAACAAAAAGGAGGACTAAACAATGCAGACTACCTACAAATACAGCACCCCTCTCGGCCAGCCCGGCGGTCTTTATGACATGTCTTGGCACGAGATCGATTCCTTCCAGAACGAGGAAGCTGATGGCGTCCTGAAGTTCGGCATGGGCTGCGTTGCCGGAACCACCGGTGGCAAGCAGGTCAAGAAGCCGGTCGCCGCTTCCACCGCCGCAAACTTCGAGGGTGTTGTGGTTTACAAACCCGCATCCGAGAACCTCATGAACGGCGGTCCCGTGATCGCCAACAAGGCCACTGTCGGCGTTATGCGCTATGGCCGCATCTATGTCCAGCTCGCAACTGGCGTTACCCCGACCTATGGCGCAGCCGTGTATCTGGTAAAGAGCGGCGCCGACGCCGGTTGCTTCACCACTTCCAGCGATGGCACTATCGCCATCAAGGCTCGCTTCCTCGGTGCTGGTGCTGACGGCATCGCTCCTGTGGAGCTGTTCAACCAGAGCCAGACCTGATAAAGAGAGAAAGGTAGGGTAAACGAATATGTCTAACAAGAAATTTGATCAGGCTGAGGCCAGAATCCTCGCTACCAACGGTGCCGCCGCGAACCTGATGGCTGTCGTGAACGCGGCAGACTCCCGTGATGGCATCCGCTTCGATAGCGTCGATGCGGCCTCCATCTACATGGCTCGTGAGCTTGATTCCGTCAAGACCAAGAGCTATGACAAGAAGTATCCTCGCTTCAACGCACTCAACATCTTCCCCGTGAACACTGAGGCGAATCCCGGTGCAGAAACCATCACCTTCTACACCTATGACATGGAAGGCTTCGCGAAGCTGATCCATGACTACGCCACCGATCTGCCCCGTGCAGACGCCAACGGCGAGAGCCACACCGTTAAGGTGTTCGGCATCGGCGTTGAGTACGGCTACTCCAATCAGGACCTCCGCGCCGCCCGTATGGCTGGCAAGCCCCTCGATGCAAAGAAGGCCGAGTCTGCCCGTTATCAGAACGACAACCTGACCAACAAGATCGCTTGGATGGGCGATGCCGGTTCCGGTCTGCTTGGCGTTCTGTCCACCGGTCAGAACGTCCCGACCTACACTATCACCGCAGGAGCAACTTCCAACAAGACTTCTTGGCTTGAGAAGACCGCAGACGAGATTCTCGAAGATGTCAAGGGCATGTACTCTCAGGTCAACGAGACCACCATGGACGTTGAGCGTCCCGACACTCTCGTTCTGCCCAGCAACATTCACGACGCTCTGGCGTTCACCCGCATTCCGGACACTGAGCAGACCGTTCTCGGCTTCATTCAGGAGCACGCTCCGAATCTGAAGAAGATCGTGTCTGCGGCTGAGCTGAATGCCAATGCCGTTGAGACCAACCCCTATGCCGCCGCCTCCAACGGTCAGGCTGTTGCTCTCCTGTTCACCGATGATCCGGATTGCCTGGAGATCAATATCCCGATGGCCTATACCCAGAATCAGGCTGAGAAGCGTGGTCTGGAAGTGGTCATCCCCTGCGAATCCCGCGTGGCTGGTGCCATCATCTTCCGCCCGATGTCTCTGCTCGTCGCAATCGGCGTGTAAGGCACAAACGATACGAATTTTGAGAGGGCTTCCGTTTGGAGGCCCTCTCGCTATATGAATTGGAGGTAAAAAGAATGCGCATCAAGAACATTACCGACTATGTGAAGAATACCGCACCGAAAGTGATCGGTATTGCTGGTTATAACATCATGCCCGGCGAAGCCAAGATCGTACCCGATGCAATCTGCTACTGCACGATCAAGGGCAAGAAAGCCATTCTTCCCGGTCTTCAGGCTCTTATCCGCACCCGTCAGATTGAAATCGAGGAAGGCATCGATGTGACTGATGACGAAGAGGAAGAAGTGGAAGAGGCTGAGGAGAAGACTCCGGTCGAAACCAAGCCTGAAGCTCCTGCAAAGGAAGTAACTGATGAAGACAAAAAAGCCGAAGCTGCTAAGAAAAGGGCGGAAGCGCGAGCTGCGGCTAAAGCCGCCAAGGAAGCGGCCTCTGCCTGAAATTTCGAGTAAAGGAAGTGAGACGCCATGACAGTCATTGAGATGGTCCGGATGCTCGGCGGTGGAGAATTCGACAAACTGACCGATGAACAGATCGAGGTTTGGGACAAATTCGTCACTCCGTTCGTGAGCAAGAAACAGTTCGGAGATCTGTATGACCACGCCAAAGCTCTGCTGATCTGCCATAAGATGGCTATGACTGGACTTGGTGAAAACTCCCTTGGTGAACTCGGTAAGGTCAAGAACAGTTTTGCCGCTTCAAGCGTTTCGGATGGCGGAAGCAGCATCAGCTTCGCCAGTTCCGGACCGGGCAACCTGTCCAAGAACGCTGAGCTGGCAATGACGATCTATGGCCTCCAGTACCTTCAGCTCATACAGACCCGGATCATGCCGATTCGGGTCTCAGGAGAGGATGATCTTCGTGCCCGGATTTGATGCGATCTATAAGCAGACCGTCACCCTGTTCAATCGTGTCCCGATCTCAAAAGAACACGTCATGTGGTATGCGACGGTCATTGAAGGCGTTCACCTGATCATCGACCATTCGTCGAGCTGGGACAGTCAGGGCGGCAACAAGGCCGACAACGCAAGGCTCCATGTCCGTTACCTTCTTTCAGGTGGCGACATTCTCGTGGCAGAGAAGAAATTCTATGAGCCAAAAGCATGGCGTCGGCTTGCCAAACCCGAAGAAGGAATCACCTTCGGCTACGGCAACAATGAGGACTTCGACTTCTTTGTGGAAGGCGAGTACACGGAGTTTGCCAGCCCTATTGCTGACGATCTGTTTGACCGGAGAGGTTTCTACAACTACATGAACAAGAATTACGACAATGTGTTCGCAATCAAGTCCGTGTCGAAGTACAACCTCATTCCGCATTTTGAAATCTCTGCGGGGTGATCAATATGGCGTCTCCGTTCAGTGTAGACTTCAAGGATATCACTCTGATTAACCGGCACATGACGGCGAAGATCGGCCTCGCCAAGTTCAACGGACGGTTCAGACGCGCCCAGATCTGGGTGGACCGATTCCTCATGGACAGGATGCAGCCGTTCGTCCCGTATAAGACCGGCGTGTTTCTTGGCAAGATCAATGCAGAGAACGCTGGTAAATGGGGCACTGGTGAGATCGTCACTGCGGTTCCGCCTCAGGGCAAGAAGCTGTATCCCGGCGTCACCAAATCAGGGAAACCGTTCAAATGGACAAATCCTCAAACTCAGCCGTACTGGGGAGAGTACACTTACAACCTTTACAAGAAAGAAATCAACGACGGCATAAAGCATATTCTTTTGACAGGACGGTACAAAGATGGCTGATGAAGTAAAAGAACAATATCCACAGGACATCGACGGCTATGAATACGTCACAAATGCCCTCATGGAACTCGTTCCGCTTTTCCCCGGCCTCGAAGATGAAGAGGGGTTCCGTTTTTCATCCGTTCCGGATGGAGAGGGAATGTCGATTACTCCGATATCTGGAGCCAAGATCTATGAACAGCGGGAGAACATCAACGGCCATGTGAAGCAGATGTGCGAATACCCGTTCATGGTCCTTTACAAGGCTTCCGGGCTGAATCAGCAGAATAAGATAGCGGTGAAGGAGTGGTTGGACACTTTCGCCGACTGGCTTACGAAGCAGCCCGTTACGATAAAGGGCATAACCTACAAACTGGCTGATTGGCCGGAGCTGACTGGAGGCCGAGAAATCCGGACTGTCGAGAAAACTACTCCAGCCTATCTTGCCGGCATCAGCGACGACAAATGCGAGAACTGGATCATGAACATGACGATCCGGTATCGCAATGAATTCGACAGATGAGGAGAAGATAGACATGGAACTTATCGAAAGAAAATACCTTGTTCATCTGATTGACGCCAACTTCAATGCTGATCCGACGAAAGCGAATGCAACGTTCAACTGGATTCGGCTCGGCGAAGATTTGGACACCTTCCAGACCGACCTGAACCCTCAGGCCGAGATCCGTAAGAATATCATCGGTGAGCAGAAGGTATTCCACAGCGGCTATGAAACTCAGAGCTCTGTGGGAACTTATTACGCCTATGACGGTGAGCCTCTGTTCGAGAAACTCGCCGAAGTAGTAAACAACAGAATGACTGGCGATGGCTGCCGCACCTCTCACATCGACGCCCTGATCCATCTCGATGCTCAGAAGAACATCGTCTGTGACTGGGCTTGGCGTGAGAACTGCAAGGTCATCCCTCAGTCCATCGGCGGCGACACCTCCGGTGTTCAGATTCCGTTCGTGATTATGGACGAAGGGCATCGCACACAAGGCACCATTGCACAAGATGCAAATGGAGTCTGGAGCTTCACCGCTTCCTGATTTTGAAAGGCTCTGCGTTCTTAGTAATGCAGAGCCTTATTTTGCTATCTGGAGAAAATCATGAATGCTCTCACGATCAAGAGTGAAGATGGCCGGACTCACCTCATTCTGAACGGCGAAGACATCTCGCGGAATATCGGGTGGTTTGAACTCCGCCAGTCCGCAGGGAATCTGCCTGTTCTCAGATACGAGGTCGAAGTTCCAATAGACCATCTTGAAGCAGAGATTGACGGCATCGAAGTCGTCCAATGTTAAGAATACAGCCGATTGGAGGTAAATGAAATGGCTGAAGAAGTATTGAAAATCGTAGTAGATGATGGTTTCCGAAAGATACCCATCGAGAATGAAAATGGCGATCAGATCGGCGTTTTCTACTTCAACCCCGGCGATGTAGGCATCGTCAAGAGATACAACGAGATCGCCAAGCACTTTGACGAGAACGTGACCGCCGCAGTTGGCGGCATCACCGGCGAGATCAAGCCTGATGGAACCGGGACAACCGAAGAAGACATCGCGGCTTTGGAAGCTGCGGAGGAGGCTCTGTACAAAGAGTGCAACTACCTCTTTGGCGGAGACTTTGCAAAGGCGTTCTTCGGAAGAGTCAATCCGTTCTCGGTCGTGGATGGCAATTTCTACTGTGAAAACGCGCTGAATCAGGTCGGCGACTTCATTGCCCGGTATTTCGACAAAGAAGTCGAGAAGATCAATTCTCGCGTCAACAAGTACACCCACGGCGTGAGAACCGGCCGACACAGGAATGGACGGAAATGAATACTACGGGCTTCCTGAGTCTTTGATGGTTAACGGAGAAGAGTGGCTGATCCGGCCAGACTTCCGAAACATTCTCCGCATTATCATAGCGATGAAAGACCCGGAGCTTGATGATAGAGAAAAGATCTATGTCTGCCTTGACATCCTGTATGAGGATTTCAGAAAGATGGATCAAGAAGACTATGAGGCGGCTTTCAATGCCGCCACATGGTTCATAAACTGCGGCGACGAATCGAAATCGAGCCGCCGTCAACAGAGTCGCCGGAAAAGAATTGCGGGAGCTGGAGTATCTGCATTGGTGGACCTTCATGGGCTACTTCATGGAGATCGGAGAATGCACATACTCATACATCCTGCAATTGCGCTCGAAGCGGAATAAAGGCAAAGCCCTTGAGAACTCGGAAAAAGAATTCTGGGAGAATAACAAGGACATCTGCGTCATCCGCGAGAAATTCACAGAAGAAGAACTCGAAGATCAGGAGTTTATCAAAAACGCTTTCAAATAGGAGGAGGTGATATGCCGTGGGCGGAAGCGACGATACCATTAGAATCAAGACCAAGCTCGACTCAAGCGGTTTCCTTGCAGGAAGCAATAAGCTTACCAAGGCCATGAGCGGTCTGAGCAGAAGCGTTTCCGGAGCCATGAATAAGATCGAGAAATCCGGAAAATCGGTCCTCAATACGATCAAGAAATGGGGACCGGCCATGCTCGGCATCACAAGCGTCTACGGTGTGATCAGCAAGGCAGTAAGCACATTCATGTCACAGAACGAACAGCTATCAGCCAAGTTCAACTCGATCTGGACGGCTCTTGGCAATGTTCTCGCACCTGTGATAGAGAAAATCGTGACTCTGATTACAGATGCAGTCTCGTACTTGCTGTCATTCCTCCAACTGCTTGGCGTTACGAACAAATCTGCCTCACAGCTATCGAAGTCAACGAAATCAGCAAAACAGGCGACGCAAGAGATTAAGAAGACGCTTGCCGGATTCGACGAACTGAACGTCTTGCAGGACAGTTCCAGCGGTGGCGGCGGAGACAGCGGCTCCGGAGCGGGACTCGATGATAAGCAGGCTCCGGAATGGATGAAGAACCTCGTCGATATGATCAAGAACGGCGAATGGGGCAAGCTGGCTGAATTTGCTTCTGATGCTCTTATTGCCGGACTGAACAAGCTCGCCGATGCTATCGCTTCTGTGGACTGGAAAAAGATCGGCGCGGCAATCAGGGAGTTCTTCCTGCATATCAAATGGGAAGACATTGCCGATGCGATTTTCAACGTGCTTAAAACAGCATGGAACGCCGCATTGGACCTGCTGTGGGGATTGCTGGCAGGAGATACAGATGTAGAACCGCCACTGATCGCCAGTCTCAGAAAGATCGGTGAAGCGGTCGAAAAGCTGTACAACGGCTGCAAAGAGGTACTGAAGAGCCTCTGGGAATCCATGAAACCGGTGCTTCAGCAACTCGTGAACGAGGTCCTGCCGCCGATAGTCGATTTCCTTGCCAAGATTATAGGCTGGATCGGAGACTTCATGTCTCAGCATTCAGATGCCGTGGTAGCTGTAATCGAAGGTGTCGGCGCGGCACTGGTGACATATGCCATCGGAAGCAAGATGTTTGAGATCGGAGAAGGAATTGCAAAGGTCCTCGGAAACCTTCCTGCCGTCATCGAAGGACTGTCCGGTCTGTGGGGCGTCCTTGCAGCAAACCCGATTGTTCTGATCGTCGCGCTGATTGCCGGTCTGATCATTGCTTTCATCTCCCTGTACCGCAACAACGAAGAATTCAGGGAAAAGGTTGACAAGATCTGGGCGGCCATCAGGCAGTTCGTCACTACGACGGTGGAAACGATCAAGACCAAGTTCCAAGAATGGAAGGACAAGATCGCTGAGGTAATCGACGCTACGCAGTGGAGAAATTCAACGCACTCCGGGATAAGATTCGCGGCATCGTCGATGCGATCAGGGGCTTTTTCAAATTCGAGTTTACATGGCCGCACCTGAAACTGCCGCACATCACGTACAGTTTGATCGATGTTCCAATCCTCGGCACGATCCCTGACCCACGTACACTGGCCGTCTCTTGGTACAAGAAAGGCGGTATTGTCGATGGAGCAAGTCTCATCGGAGCCGGAGAAGACGGAGCTGAAGCCATCGTTCCTCTGGAGAACCATACGGAATGGATCGAGAAGGTTGCACGTCAGCTCATCGAACAGATCGGCAAAGCCGGAAACGGCATCGATCTCATTGGAGACTTTGCAGACAATGTAGCCAGTGGTATCACGGCTGGTTTCACCGGAATGCTTGACCGTCTGGAGGCAATCGCCGAAAGAGTCTCCTTCAACATACCTGCCGTGGCAGCCGGAGGTGTCACACCGTACTCGGTTTCCCGTCAGATCGCGATGCAAGAGCAGGAAAGTGGGTATGGCTTCTCCGACGTGATAAATGCCATCTCAGGATTGAAGTCGTTCCTGAACGTTTCTGAGGACTCTGAGAGGCCAATACAGGTTGTGGTTTATCTGGATGGTGAACAGATCGAAACCGTCGTCACAAGACGGCAGAACCAGAAAGACCGCGCAAGAGGGAGGTAGTTTATGGCGGCACCGTATTTCAGCGTCGGAGGCACGAACATCCTCCCGTATATTGAGCAGGGCGGCCTGAAATGGGAGACCAACGATTTGGATGCCCCCAATTCCGGCCGTACACTCGATGGCATGATGCACAGAGGCAAGGTAGGCGAGAAAGTCAAATACAGCATCAAATGCCTTCCTCTGTCTTCGGAAGATCTGCATATGATCTACGGGCTGATAAACAGCCAGTATGTGACGGTGGTGACCAACGTCGATCCCGTCACTGGCGGATATGCCTCGCGTACCATGTATAACAGCTCGCGGTCTTCCACCGCATTCGTCATCGATGCCAAGAACAGTACCAAAGGCACATGGAACGATTTCTCGTTCAACTTGATCGAGAGGTGACGGCCAATGCAAAATTTGGGAACCGCCTATACGAACCTTGTCAATAATCAGAACCGCGTATATGAGGTCAAGGTTCGGGTGGACGGCACAGACTATGGGCAGGACCATATCTACAGTCTCGTGACAAAGCGAAGGCTGTTTGAATCGGATACCCCTACCATAGGCAATGCCGTCGCTGGCGAAATAGATTTGGTTATGGATGATCCTGGCGTCACGTTTTCACGGATGGCCCAGATCATCCCTTATTTTCGCCCTGCCGGCTACTCAGGCTGGGTGCAGAAGGGCGTTTACTTTATCAATACCAGAGAAATCGACGAAGAGACAGGCAAGCTTACGATCCACGGGAGCGATGCACTGAGGAAGTCGGAACAGCCGTATCCGTCGTCATCGCTTTCATGGAACGCCAACAGCCCAAACGCATACAGCGTTGTCAGCGAACTCGCCGGTTTCCTTGGGGTGACAATAGACAGCAGTACCGCAACGACTCTCAGGGCGACAGCCAGAATAGTCAATTTCCCGGCACAGTACACGATCCGCGAGACACTCAAGAGCATCGCCGCCATGTACGGCGGCAACTTCATCATGTCCGACACTGGACAGCTCAAGCTCGTCGGATTCGCGGACATCCCTGCCGAAACGTACTATCTGGTAACGGAAACTGGGAACTATATCACGTTCGGCGGTACAAGAATCTTGTTAAGAACGGAGTGATGCTGATTGTCTGACAGAATAATCATGGAGCAGAACGCAAAATCCTTCAGCACAGCTCCGAAATTCTCGGGATACGACATGATTGTTCTGAATCTGGACGAGAACAATTACGTCTCAAGCCCATACGCCAAGATCTCTGACGAGACGAAATGGACGAATCAGAGCAACGGCAAGTACACCTTCACCTATGACACATCGACATCGAAATGGGTTCGGGGAAGCAGCTCGTATACGACAGCAGAGATGCTCTCGACATGGGGCATAGAAATCTACTTCTGTTCCGTGAGCGGGTTGACGGATCATGCCAAGGCCGGAGACACCGTTACGGTCGTCAAGATCAAGGACAACGATCCGGACGCGAATGAGAAACAGGTCCTTCAATTGACGTGCGAGATCTCTCGTTCCGGCACAAGGATGGAGGCTGATTGCCCACTCGTCAAGCCGGCAGCTCGGCAGTCTGTGGCGGACACGCTTCTTGCTCAGATGTACGGATATGAGTATCAGCCGTACAGCGCACAGGGAGCGGTCGTCAATCCGGCTGTGGAACTCGGAGATGCGATCACGGCCTACGGCGTGTACAGCGGCATCTATACTCAGGATTTGACCTTCAACTCCCTGATGTCCTCAGACATCTCGGCTCCATGCGACGAAGAAGTCGATGAGGAGATGGAGTATGAGAGCCAACAGGAGAGAGCGTACACCAGAAAGTTTGCGGACATTGCTGCTGAGTTTCTCATAAAGGCTGATGAGATCGCTGCAAGAGTCACAAGGGAAGGAACCGGTGAAGGCTTCGGATGGTCTCTGATCGAATCTGCATTCAAGATCTACAAGACAAGTTCCCCGAACAGGCCTGTTTTCCTCGTGGACTCGCAGGGACTTCATGTTGAAGGTGACGGCACATTTTCGGGAACCATCTACGCAACAGACGGTGAGTTCTCAGGAACGATCACCGCATCTGATATCAGCGGCTCTACGATCACAGGTGGCTCCATCAAGATCGGTGGGACTACCTCGAACCCGAATTTCTATGTTGACTCAAGTGGAAACCTGTACGCAAAGAACGGCACATTTGAAGGAACCGTTCACGCTGGACAAATTGTTTCCAGCGGTGCAAACGATACGATGAGCGGCAGCTACCTTACTGCTGGAAGCATCGGATATAACAGTTCTGGTGCTCTCGGCTCAAGCTGGTACAACGGCGCGGTCGGCGGGAATAACTTCTCCACGATGGACGTTCAAGGGTCGTACTGGGCTGATTACGTCAAAGCGAACAAGCAGGTTATCTGTTCTGGAGCCGTCAGCGGCCACCATTGGTCTGGCGCGATACAAGATTCCAATGGAACACAATACGCAACTGTTTGGAGCTCAAAGTCTGTTTTATCAGGATCTCTGAGTGTATCCACATATTGCAATTATTCAGTCGCAATAGCGATCACTGACGAATATGGTAATAATTCCTATGTTTACTGCCCTGTCAACGGATACTGGGGCGCATCTCTGAGCGGAGGATCTTCTTCAACAATTTATTATCTTGGCCACTAAACGGAGGTAAGTATGGTAAGGCTAAAGAGTAAAGAATACAGCGGCTATTTGGATACGTCTCATGAAAACGCTATTGTCGCTGTCATCAGCACAACAGACCTGTTTGCTGACATTGCGGCACAGACTCAGCAACTCGCCGAAGTTGTCGAAACTGACTCTCTCGGCAATGAGACAAGCTATGTCGTTACAAGGCCGCTTGGAATCCAGACGATTTCACCGGGCATGTATGCAGTTCATTTGAGCACAAAGCCTACTGAAACTCAGGCTCTCGAACAGAAAATCCAAGAGCAGAACACGGTCATCGATGAGCTTCTGGCGGCTATTTTGGAGGGAGTCTAATGTTTGAGAGAATTAAGAAAATATACCAAGAGGGAATGATAGGAAATGAAGGTCTTGCCAACGCTGTGAAACGCAAGTGGATCACAGAAGACCAGTTTTTCATTCTGTCCGGCATCCCTTACGAGAAATACATCAAGCCTGCTGAGGAGGAAACAGAAGATGCCACCTAAAGAATTTGTAATCATCGAAAAACAGATGGTCGCACAGGTCATCGGCACGCTCAAGGCCCTTGACGTTCGCGGCTATAACAGTATGAACAGCCTCGTTGGAATGGTCATGCTGTTTGAAAACCTTCTTTCCACCCCTCCGATTACGCTAGGAGAGGAAAACAAACCCGAAAAGGAGGGATAATCCATGGCTGACAGTCCAGTAGGATCTCTGCCATCAGTAAGCACAATATATGACGCCGACTATTTCCTTCTGGAGCAGGATGGCACCGCGAAGAAAATGACCGGCGCACAGCTGATGGCGTATGTTGACCGCGACATCCTGAGCGTAAGCTGTTATGAACTCCCTGCCGGCTCGAATGCTACGGTCTCGTATAACCGGCTCACCGGCAACCTGACCATAGGTCTTCCAAAGGCGAATGGCATTACATCTGTTACGCAGAACCCGAACACGTATCAGCTCACGTTTACGTGGGAAGACGGCACAAAGGTGAATGTCGGAACAGTCAAGGGCGAAACCGGCAAAAGTGCATACGATTATGCGGTGGAAAACGGATACTCTGGAACCGAATCGTCTTATGCTGATCTGATGGTGGACCTGTATAACGCTGCCCAGAACGAAGCCACCCGTGTCCAGAATGAACAGCAGAGGCAAACAGATTACCAATACATCCTCGATTCGACTCAGGAGCAGTTGGATAAATTCTCTGATCTGATGGAACAGGCGGATGCAGTGGTAGTTAACACGACGCTTTTCCTGTACAGAGGCGGCGTCGGTGTTCAGAGCACGACACTATTTTTGTGAGGTGAGGTAGAACAATGCCAAATTACATCGAATATGTAAACCTCAAAGGCACGACATATAACGTACACGACGTAGAGGCTGAAGATATCGCGAACAAGGTCTCTGCGTTCGATGAAAACCCGACAAATACTCAGTATCCTTCAGCTTTGCTGGTGCGGAATCAGCTGAATCTGAAGGAAAACGCTGCGAACAAGCTGACGACCTTCAGCGGTCAGAGCCCGAATGATACCCAGTATCCTTCCGCCAAACTGGTGAAGGATGAGCTGGATGCAGTCCGCGCCGCCATAACCTCAGGCATTGAAGATATCGACTTCACGCCGTATGAGGTGAAAGAGAACAAGATCGATGCATTCGGCGAGAATCCGACCGCGACCCAGTACCCGTCTGCGCGTCTTGTCAAGGCGTCTCTCGACACTCTGGATGCTGACCTGACAGCGGAGATCCAGGCGGTCCGCACAGTCGTGGTGGACATCCTGCCAAGCCTTGAAAACGCTGTTGAGACCGTCAACTACATTCTCAAAAGCGGCGACGGTGGCCTCCTGTACAAGAAGGTCAACGGGGCTTGGCGTCTTGTAGGCGGCTCCAAGGTCATGATCTGCGACACAGAGCTTCCTGCCAGCGGCGATAGCTTCACGGATTACTATGTCCCGGCAGATGCGAGCAAGGCCGTCTATCTGCATTATCGGTGGATGGATGCGTATGAAGACAACGGCACAACCGTTGCCGCGCACTTCTTCGCTGTGGGTGCGGATGCGTATTCCAAGGCCGAAGCCGATACGCTCTTTGCAGGCAAAGAGGATGTAGTCAACAAGGTTCAGGCGTTCAGCGCAAACCCGACGAATACCCAGTATCCGACGGCAAAGTTGGTTTATGACAGTCTTCAGGTTCTTCAGGATACTCTGGAAGGCGAAATGGATGATTCCATTCAGGAAGTGACTACCGTACCTGACGCGGCGGTTGCTGAGGACGGTGTATTCTATATCGTCAAGCAGGGCTCTGGAGCCCTCCTGTACCGCAAGATCGAAGGAACCATGAGAATGATCGGCGGAGCTATGGTGCAGGTCGTCTCGGAGCTGCCTGAAGATTCTCAGGGCAATCCTGCGGGGGATGCATTCACGGACTACTATGTTCCGGCTGATGAGACCGGAGAGGTGTATCTGCACTACCGCTGGATGGATGAATACACTGATAACGGAACAACTGTCCCGGCTCACTTCTATGCTGTTGGAGCAGATGCCTACTCCAAATCTTGGATTGACGCGGCTCTGAGCGGCATCAGAACTGACCATTCCTCTGATGTCAGCGGCCTGAACACACAGATCGGGCAGCTCAGTAGAGCCATTGAAACCAATGCTTCCGCCATTGAGGATCTCGAAGGTGCTCAGAAGGAATACTCTGCCACTCTGACTCAGGATGGAGACAACTACGTCTTCAGCCTCATTGAAAATGAGACCGATGTTGTCAGCTCGTTCACCCTCCCGGCAACCGGCGGTGGCAGTGGCGGCGGTAGTTCTACTACCATGAGCGTCGAAAGAATCACACAGACCCCTGTTACGGTTACTCCGACGGACGACGTTATCATTCAGGTCAACTTCTCCGATGTTGACGGAGACAATGAGACTGTCGATGCGGATTATGTCCTCAAGATGGGCACGACCGTCGTCATGAGCGGCGCGATGTCTCAGGGCCTCAATTCCTTCAACGTCACGAATTATTGCACCGTCGGCACTCAGAAGTTCACCCTTACGGTCACTGATGCTGCCGGCTCTGTCAACGTGAAGACTTGGACTGTTCAGGTTGTTGACGTTCGTCTGGAATCCTCGTTCAGTGACAGAAACACGAACGCCGCCGGAAGAGTCGTCAACTTCACCTATACGCCGTACGGTTCGATTTCCAAAGTGGTTCACTTCAAGCTGGATGGCACAGAACTGCCCAGTGTCACGACATCCGTTTCCGGTATCCTTCAGAGCTATTCTATCCCGGCACAGAGTCATGGTGCGCATCTTCTGGAATGCTGGATCACGGCTTCTGTCAACGGTCAGGCTTTGGAGACCAGCCACATCTACAAAGATATCATCTGGTTTGATGACACCTCCGACGATCCGGTTATCGGCTGCATCTACCGCTATGACTATTACGGCATCTTCGAGACCCGCCAGTACAACACGACGAACATCCCGTACGTCGTTTATGACCCGAGCTACACGAATCCGACTGTTGAGCTGAGAGTTGACGGCGTTCTTGTCAGCGAGGCGCATCTGACTTCCGCATTCAACACTTGGTCGTACAAGTCTGAGCAGGTCGCGATGCATACTCTGACGATCAGCTGTCGCGGTACGACGGTTTCCATGCGGTTCAATATCACGGAGCTTGGCTATGACATCGAACCGGTTACCGCCAACCTGAACTTTGACTTCAATCCAACCGGCATCACGAACGCGAGCGCGAACCGCCTGTGGACTGATGCAAACAACACGGATGTGCATCTGACGGTTTCCGAGAACTTCGACTGGGAGAACGGTGGCTATCAGGTGGACAGCGAAGGAAACCAGTATTTCCTCGTTAAGTCCGGTACAAGAGCGTACATCTCTCACAATCTGTTTGGCTCTGACCCGAAACAGGACGGTGCGGAATTCAAGGTCATCTTCATGACCCGGAACGTCCGCGACAAGGATGCCGTCTTCCTGACCTGTCTTCCTCCGGATACGGAGAACAAGGTGGGTCTGGAGATGAAGGTCCATGAAGCCAACGTCTATACCTCCACCGGTGAGCTGAACACTCAGTACAGCGAAGAGGATATCATCGAGTTCGAGTACAATATCAATGCCCTGAACTCCGAGATCACCGATGCCACCTCGTTCATCATGAGCTATGAGGACGGCGTTGCTGCGCGGCCTCTGATGTTCGATGACACTCACCGCATCTACCAGTACAATGCCGTCCCGATCACCATCGGCTCTGACGACTGCGATGTCCTGATCTACAGAATGAAGTCCTATTCCTCAGCATTGACGGACAGTAACATTCTGGCGAACTTCATCGCTGACGCAAGAGACTCCGAAACCATGATCGCCCGGTATGAGCGCAACCAGATCTACAACGAAAACAATGAGCTCACGCCGGAATCTGTGGCTGCGGCTTGCCCCGACCTGAAGATCATCAAGATCTCCTGCCCTCACTTCACGACCAGTAAAACGGACTTTGTGAAGTACACGAACGTCGAATGCGTCCATATCAATGGCGACCCTGTTCTGGACAACTGGACCTATACCAATGGGTATCATGCCGGTCAGGGCACGACATCCAACGCATACGGCCTTGCCGGTCGAAACATTGATATCATCTTTGGCTTCGACGGTGAGAAGTCCGTCATCGTGCCAAGCAGCAAGAACAACTATACCTTCGACCCGACGTATGTTACCACCCTGACCCTTGGCGACGGCACTCGGTACACAGACGGCTCCGGCAAGGTAGACCTGACCAGAAACTCTGTGCCGAATGACTGGTTCAATATCAAGGTCAATATCGCTTCCTCGGAGAACGCTAACAACGCTCTGCTTCAGAAGCGGTACAATGACTATATTCCGTACAAGACCCCCGGCCAGAAGCGCGATCCAAAGAAAAAGAACTCTATGGAATTCGTCAACTGCGTCATCTTCGTTCAGGAGCGCGATGCAGACCTGACAACGCACACGGAGTTCCCGGATACAGAATGGCACTTCTACGCCATCGGCAACCTCGGCGACTCGAAGAAGACCGACAATACTCGTGTCAACGACCCCGAAGACCCGAAGGAATTCGTCGTTGAGATCTCGGATAACACGCTGCCGAACAGCTACTTCGACACTGGCGTTTACCTTGATTCCAACGGCTCTCTCACCTATGACCCGACGCAGATGGCGAGCATCGTCTACCCGATCACTCAGGCGCAGTGGAACAACGCGAACAACCTCAAGAGGAAGTCGCTCTACGATGCTTGGGATGATTCCTTTGAATTCCGTTATGACATGGGATCGAAGGACGGAGAGACGATCTCAGAAGATATCTCTGAAGCCCAGCAAGCGGAATCCAAACAGGTCTTCCGGAACATGTATGAATTCGTCATCATGTCCAGCGACACGGATTTCGTCAACAATCTCGGCAACTGGTTTATCGTTGAGTCCCCGCTGTACTGGTATCTGTTCACAGAGCGGTACACGATGACAGATAGCCGTGCCAAGAACTCGTTCTGGCATTGGGGCAGGGTTTACATCAGCACCGCGACCGCCGCAGAGTGGCAGGCCGCCTATGATGAAGATCCTGTGACGAACCAGTACAAAAACCCGGCGCATTACACTATCGACGATGCCGCCGCCGCGATCAACAACGGCTACCGCTTCGATCTCTGGGACTATGATAATGACACAGCCCTTGGCATCGATAACAACGGCGAGCTGAAGATGACCTACGGCAAAGAAGACATCGACTATAAGACCGATGGAGAACCGTCTTCCGGTTGGATTTTCAACGCGGCTGACAGCGTGTTCTGGCGGAGAATCCGTGGCCTCATGAATTCTCAGCTCAGAGCAATGTACAATGGTCGTGAAAGTCTGAACTGCTGGACGGCATCCTCCCTCATCACAGAATTCGATGCCTGGCAGGAGCAGTTCCCAGAAGAACTGTGGCGGCTTGACATCGAGCGCAAATATCTTCGCCCGTACTACACTGGAAACCCGGTACAGGGTCTCAGCCCGACGGATCGATTCCTGAAGGACATGATGAATGGCCGCAAGAGATACCAGCGGCGTCAGTTTGAACGGAATCAGGAAGTCTATATCGGCACGAAGTATTTCGGCATCAATCAGTGCAGCGACTCGACGGCCATTAACTTCCGATGCAACACCCCGCAGAACGCCGTCGTGAGACCCGATTACACGGTGAGAGTCGTTCCGTACTCCGACATGTACCTCTGGGTAGCCTACGGTAACTCCACGCCTCAGGGCGTCAGGGCAAAGGCTGGGCAGGAGTATACGTTCACGACATCCATGACGACAATGGACGATACGGTCATCCTTGTCTACTGCGCGAACAACTTCGCATACGCCAAGAGACTGAAGGTTCTGGTGATCGGCAGCACTGTTGCCGGATACTCGAACCCGTTTATCACTGCGCTTAACATGGGCAATAACGCACTTCTGGAGACTCTGGATGTACGGAACTGCCCGAACCTGACAGGCTCGATTAACCTGACGGCTTGCGGAAACCTCGAAACCTTCTATGCAGAAGGAACCTCAATCTCTGCCGTTTCCTTCGCTACCAACGGCAAGCTGAGAACGGCGCATCTCCCGGCGACCATCGCAAGCCTGACCCTGAGGTATCTGAATTATCTGACAGACCTGACTCTGGCCGGATATGGAAACCTCGAAACTCTCGTCAGTGAATACTGCAACCTCGACCCGTACACGATTCTGATCGCGGCGATCAATACCCTGCAAAACGTCCGCATCCTTGGAATTGAATGGACAACCTCCGACACGTCATGGGTCAACAAGATCTACGCCATGAGCAGCTCGGTTCTTGCCGGATCTCTGGATGTGGATGGATACATCCGCCGTTCGGAGATTCAGAACTATCGCACAGCATGGCCCGGACTGACCCTTACATACGACGAAGAGCGCGTGGTTGCACAGCACACTGTCACCTATGCCAACTATGACGGAACGGTTCTCGGCACTACGCTTGTGGACCAAGGCTCTACGCCGCCTTCCGATCCGGTTGCGCAGGGTATTATCACCGCGCTTCCGACCAGAGACCCTGACGATCAGTATCAGTACACCTTCTCGACGTGGGACGGCATTTCGGATATCGTCTATTCGGATACAACGGTCACGGCGGTATATTCCACTCAGCTCCGCACTTACACTGTAAAGTGGTTTTTGCATCGCGGCGACATGACTCCGGTTTGCTCCAAGAATGTCCAGTACGGTGGTGAAGCCATCTATGAAAGCCCTGTTGACGAATACGGCAATGAGACCTATCCGATCACTGAAATCTATGAGGTGACGAACAACGTTTATCGCCTGTTCAAGGGATGGGATAAGAGCACCGGCAGTGTCAAAGGCGATATGTCCGTATACGCGACCTTTGAAGAGTGCTACTATCCTGCGGACACGAAGGATCTCACTGACTTCTCAGCGGCAGAGGTCTTTGCTGTCAGTCAGGCGAGAAAGAGTTCGGAGCGGTTTGATGTCGGCGACTATGTGGAGATTAAGCTCGGCCATGATCCTGAATTTTCAAACGTAGAATCGGAGACAATTCTGGAGAATCGCTGGTTTGATGGAAACACGTATCTGGAAACCGACGTGAAGCCGTTCCAAGACGGAGAATCGTTCACTCTGGCAATTGATTATGAATTCTTCCTCGGCAATAATTCTCAAGCGACACTGGCTTCCTGTATGAAGGTCAGCACCACAGAAGGATTCGTTCTCAACTTCACGAAGAGCTCAAGTGTTGAAAGCTCGTACTCCAACGTCGTATGGAGAAACGCAAACAGAAAAGCCGGCACCTCTGGTAACCGGAACATCGTTGTCATTCGGTATAAGAAAGGCGATACCACGATCAGAATGTACTCTGCCAACGGTGCTTCTTCTGGATCAACGGCGTATCTGTATGATCAGGAGATCGTTGTGGCTGATCTTGTGCCTCAGGCGCAGAGCGGCCTCGTCGTGGCTCCGTTCACGCATGACGAACCTCTGGTGTTTGGTGCATACCGGCGTCAGGGGGCAAGCACAGTGGCATATGACCGGTATGCCAAGGGCTGGATTCACTGGGCAAAGATCTGGTATGACGATCTTGGCGATGATGTCTGCAAGAAGATTGCAAACTGGCCGAGAGAGACATACCGGGCTGAATATGTCGGCAGTCAGCGGCACTTCAGAAGTGTTGATGACTACAACCTTGTTGATTCGTCTTGGATGTTCACTTGTCCGCTGACGCATCACAAGAGATACTCCGGAACATCCGTCTCCACATGGGGCGGAAGCGAACTTCAGCGGTTCTATGAAAACCGTGTATATGCCGCATTCCCGCAGGAGTGGCAGACCGCCATCGGTGCTGTCGCTGTTGCTACGAAGGCGAATAATAACACGATCAACCTGAACCGTGTCAATTGCCATTGCTATCTGCCAGCGTTCGCGGAAATCTATCCCGATCCGACCAGTAACAGCTACTACACGGCTGAAATGGAGACCGGAGCTGCGTACCTCGCGTCCTATGTCAGCAACTATCGGAGATACATGCTTCCTGGTGTCATCCTCGAAAGGAGAGCTGCCGATACTGCCGGCAGAAGATACTGGATTCAGAGCAATGACCCGTCAGAGAACACGCAGGTCGTGGAAGGCGATCTTTGGATCAGATCCGGCTCGTATTACACAGCCTACGTCTTTGTTTCCAGAGAAACGATGGCTAAGCACTCATACTACGGTAATAGGATGGTCAATAACGGTTCGGATTCCGGCGGAAGCAACACTCAGATTCCGTACAACCCGAATAACTCTCCCGGACTTTGGGTGTCTGTGTGCGAACTCTGGACAAGATCTCCGTATCTGAACAGCAGCACCGGATACTTTGCCTATTTGTACAACTATTACGCCAGCATTAACTACAGCAATTCGTACTATTCAAATACCAGAGCCTTGCTGGTCGGCTTCTCAATCTAACCAAAATGGCGGCAGACGTGTAAAAGCGTCTGCCGCTGTGCATTAAGAACGGAGATGATGAAATGACATACTACAAGCTTATTCAAGGCGACAAAGTGATCGGAGTCTGTACGGTTAATGCCCTCCGCAGACATCAGATCAAGCACAATCTGCTCATGTATGCCACGCCGATCAACGCTCAGTATTTGGAGTTCAAAGAAAAGCTGTATCGCGATGACTGGATGGATGTGCTTACCACCGAAGAATTCCAGTATGAGTACGCCGAGATCAATGAGATCACGGAAGAAGAATACGGGATTCTCAAAGAAATGCTCGACAATGAGGAGGAAGTCGGCACTGAGGATGCAGAAAACCTTCTTCCAACGCCGGAGCCTGAACCTGAAGTCGAGGAAACCACTGATACCGATGAGATCACAGTAGATTATGTCCGGGACCTGAAGATCAAGGAGCTGTCGCTTGCCTGTAACAAGGCGATCACGGCAGGCTTCGACATCGAACTTTCGGACGGTGAACAGCACCACTTTTCAATGACTCTTCAGGATCAGGCGAATTTGAATGCGGCCTCGATGCAGATCCTCAACGGAGAAAGTGAAGTGCCCTACCATGCAGATGGCGAGGATTACAGAGCTTTTTCGTCCGAGGACATGATCGCGGTCATCGGAGCGGCGAATCAGCACAAGATGAGACACCTGTCGTATTACGGATGCCTCAAGAGCTGGGTCAGCTCGCTTGTCCGAATCAAAAGCATTCAGAGCGTGGACTATGGGGATGATATCCCGAAGAAATACCAGACAAGTTTGTACAAGATGATTGCGGGGTGAGCCAGAAATGACTATACCAAGCAAAATCACGACCGTCACCTTTGACGGTATCAATACGAAGATCAGAGTCGATCCGCTGTGGCAGTACGACTATGGGCAGTACCTCAAATTCGAGAACGTGACGCTTCCGGATGCATATGAGGTGCATTTTGGCGTGAACCCGCTGGACGGCGAGGCCAAGGTGTCCATCGGGAACTCGGAAGGTGTCTGGATTCCGGATGAGTATCTTACGATGGGTGTCACGATCTATGCCTGGCTGTTCCTCCACACGGCAGAGGAAGACGGCGAGACGGAGATTCAGGTTATCATCCCCGTTAACCGCCGTTCCAAATCCACTTCGGAGGAGCCGACACCTGAACAGCAGAGCGCGATCACGACGGCCATCGCTGCACTGAGCAATGTCCGAAACCGCTGTGATGACGCGGCGTATCGTGCTGATCAGGATGCAACGGCTGCGGCACAGGCAAAAGCGGATGCGGAGGCGGCAAGAGATGCCGCCCTCACATCAGCGACTCAGGCGGCTCAGGTCGCTTCGGAAATGGGCTTCATCCATTTCTACATCGACGACAACGGAGATCTGATTTATCAAAGGACAACGAACGTCACGGATGTTGACTTCAGTCTTGTGGAAGGAGATTTGATACTGCATGTCACAAACGGTTGATACCAACCTCGGCCATGTCAGTGCTTACGCCATTGCCAGAGCACATGGCTTCACAGGAACCGAGGCGGAATGGGAAGAATACATTGCAAATGCCGCCATCATGGGACAACAGGCCGTCGCCGCGAAGGACCTTGCAGTTACCGCCCAGAATGCGGCTGACGCTTCGAGAGTCGCGGCGGAGACCGCGCAGAGGGCTGCGGAGGTTGCTCAGGCTGCCGCCGAATATGCCCGTGATCAGACGGGCGTAGGGCTTGAACTGAAGGTGGATAAAGTCGAAGGCAAGGGCCTGTCTACTCACGATCTGACCGACGAACTCAAGGACAAACTCGACGACATCGAAGAGGGTGCCGAAGTCAACGTTCAGGCGGACTGGGCGGAGATCGATCCGAATGCCGACGGCTTTATCAAAAACAAGCCGACGGACCTTGCTCATGATGCTTTCTATGTCCATACGGATAACAACCTCACCGATCAGATGGTGGACAAGCTCGATGGTATTGAGGCGGGGGCTGAGGTCAATGTCCAGCCGGACTGGAATCAGACGGATACCGCCGCCGATGATTACATCAAGAATAAGCCTGCCGACTTCGCCCATGATGCCAATTACGTCCACACGGACAATAACTTCACCACGCCTCTGAAGACGAAGCTGGAAGGCATCGAGACCGGAGCCGAAGTGAATGTTCAGGCAGATTGGGAAGAATCCGATTCCTCAAGCGACGCCTTCATTCAGAACAAGCCGGAGCATCTGGTTCAGGACGCGGATTATGTCCACACCGACCACAATCTGACTCAGGAGATTCTTGACGAGATCGACGGTAAGGTCGATAAGGTTACCGGCAAGGGCCTGACCAAGAATGAGTTTACCGATGCCTACAAAGAAAAGCTGGACGGCATTGACGCCGGGGCGAACAAGATCGTAATTGACGGCGGTCTCTCCGGACAGTCGAACAATCCCGTCCAGAATGCCGCCATCTACACGGCTCTTCAGGATAAGGTGGACAAGGAAACCGGCAAGGGCCTGTCGAAGAACGATTTTACCGATGCGGACAAGACCAAGCTCGATGGAATTGCTACTGGCGCGACAAAGGTAACGGTGGATTCCTCCATTGGGCAGAACGGCGCAAATCCCGTTACTGGCGGCGCGATCCATACGGCTCTGGCCGGAAAGGTGGATAAGGTCTCCGGAAAGCAGCTCTCGACGGAAGACTTTACGACGGATTACAAAGAAAAGCTGGATGGCGTGGAGTCCGGATCGGAGGTCAATATCGTCGAAACCGTTCAGGTGAATGGTGTTGCGCTTCCGGTTTCCAATAAGACCGTCAATGTCGGCGTTCCTACCGCGACCAGTGATCTGACAAATGACAGCAATTTCCCGTCCGATGCCAACTATGTACATACGGATAACAACTTCACGTCCGCCCTGAAGAGTAAGCTCGACGGAATTGAATCAGGAGCGACCGCTGTCACCGTCGATGATGCGGTTACGGAAAACGGGGAGAATCCGGTCACCGGAGCTGCGATCTACGATGAACTTGATACCAAAGTGGACAAGGTTTCCGGCAAACAGCTTTCGACCGAAGATTATTCGACAGCAGAGAAAACGAAGCTCTCCGGAATTGAAGAGCAGGCGAATAAGACGATTGTGGATTCCGCTGTATCCGCATCGTCTACAAATCCCCTCCAGAACAAGGTCGTCAAGGCTGAACTGGACAAGAAAGCCGATCTGGAGGACATCTACGTTGCGGATAACGTAGCAGATAGGAAATACAAGGTCACGCTGACGGTCGTGGAAGACCATCTGGTAGAGACCTATGAGGAGGTAACCGCATGAACCCTGACAGACTGAAGCCAAGCTCTGAACAGATGAAGGAGTTGGTGGACGTGATCAACGGACTGTCGGCCGGCAGTAGTGAATCAGCACTTGATGCCACCTTCCAGTCCATTCTTGACGGCACGAACACGACAAAGGTGTTTCGGCAGTGGTGGCCGCTTTCAGCGACTGCGACGAACACGAAATACGACCGGCTCTCCAGATTCGCCGACATGCTCTCTGCAATGTGGGCGGACAAGAAGTACACGCTCCGGTACTATCTTGCATCGGTGTCTTCCTCGTCTGAGATGACTCCGATGGACGATCTTGTCGGAAAGAGTGCCGCACAGCTCTGCTTGGAGCATACGCCGCCTGTGGCTGATTGGGCAGACGAAGATCCAATGACATGGTACGTCCGCGCCAATGCCCTGTCGCTTCAGGACGGTACAATGAACATCCTCTATGTGGAGGGTGTTGACAAGGAATTCGACATCACCGGCGAAGCGGCTCCCGTCTACACCTTCTCCGTTGCCCTTTGGCTGAAGAAGTGGAGCGATGACAGCTACGGCTATAAGAGCTGGGCGACGAAGAACCACGGCGGCTACCGGCCCTACGCCGGAGATGTCGGGCTTGATAACAAGAAACGCTCACTCACATGGCATCCGACGTTTCCGGGCGGTCTGAATTCGTCCGGAGGTCTTTCATCTGGCAAAGGGCAGAAACCGATTCTCTGGACGGCGGCTACTGCCGGACTGACTCTTGCCAGAAAGATCACCGCCTATGAAGGACTCTGGAATGACGCTGATGCTATCTGGGTCCTCGACATGTGGCAGCTCCGCCATTGGAATCTCGAAAACTCCAATATCTGCGAAGGCTGTCAGAGCTACAACTACCAGTATCGTCCGGCACTGGCGGAGACAGGCGTGAAGCGTGTCCTTCTGACTCCGGCGCAGGCCGCAAACCTTATTGTCGGCTCCAATATGGAACTTGGCGAACAGGACGGCACATCCAGCCCGTCGAATGACCGGTATTACGCCTACAACTACAGCATTTGCAAGCACGCCTTGATCACGAGCATCGAGACGGTAGAGATCGACGGAACCTCATACGGCGCGGTGTACCTCGATGTGGATGAGACCTTCGATACCACCGCAACGTGCCTGTTCTCGACGATGCCTTGGGACTCCGGCGTTACTGAAGATCTTCCGGGACATAAGGACGGCACGCTGTACAGCTTCACAGCTGGCAGATATCCACTCCGTATCATGGGCGTGGAAATGATGAGCGGCGCATATGACATAGGGCTTGACCCGTTGTACAACGTCACCAACTTTGCCAGCCAGAAGGGCGACTATGCAGTATATGAATGCCGGGACAGCGAGAACCTCTCGGGCAGCATCACTGCGAATCACATTGAGACCGGCATCACGTATGAGCAGATGCCGCAGGGCTGGAATTATCCGAAGGAGTTCGTGGACACCGATCTCGCAGTGCTCTTCCCGAAGACACTGGGCGGCAGTACGTCAGGCTATGTAAAAAGCGGCTTCTCCGGCACTAACTCCGCTGGCGTGCGATGCCCGTGGCGGTGCGGCAGCCTGAATACTGGGGCTGCTGCTGGACTCGCGTGCGAGTCTGGTAACNGCCCCTCATACGTATAGAAATGCTTTTATGAAGAATTGGAGGTAAAAGACATGCTGTATCTGAAAACGCTTTCCAGCAGCACTCCGGCAAAGGTTGTGATCGAGATGCTGCCGGACGGCACGAAGACGGTCCGCCTCGCGGATAACATCGAAACGGTGGAGTCCGAAGAGGAAACCGCAATCCAGTACGATGAGGTCGTGTTCGATCTGCCGGAGGACCGGGATGACTCCGTGGAGAGCATCACAGCGAACTTCGAGGCGTGGTGGGACTTCGGCCAGCAGGAGACGGAAGAGATCACGCTGGAGCAGAGAGTGTCCGATCTGGAAGAAGCACTTCTCTCGCTTCTGGAGGGCTGATGAATGAGTCTGACACGAATTAGCGCTGACGACTTTGATTTGCTGATTGACGCGGTATCGCGTCTTTCGGCAGGTCAGGGTGCGGAGGCTCTGGACGCGACGTATCTCGCGATTCTGAACGGGACGAATACCACGGAGGTTTTCAAAAACTGGTGGCCGCTGTCTGTCAACGGGGCTGAGACCAAGTATGACCGGCTGACGCGCTTCGCGAAGATGCTGGCGGAATGCTGGTCGGACAAGGTGTATACCCTGCGGTACTATAAGCAGGACGTTTCGAGTTCTCCGGTTATGACTCCGCTGGACGATCTGGAAGGACGGACTGCGGCACAGCTCTGCACCGAAGAGACGGATGCGGTGACAGACTGGGCGGACGAGGACCCGATGACTTGGTATGTCCGGGCAAACGCGCTGTCTCTGGCAGACGGGACAATGAACATCCTCGCAGTGGAAGGCGTCGATCCGAACTTCGACATCTACGGAAATATTGCCCCGGTGTATACGTTCTGCATTGCCCTGAACATCCGGGAATGGACGGACGGAGACTATGAGTACAAGAGCTGGTGCACCTCGGAGCGCGGCGGTTATCATCCATACGGCGGAGATGTCGATCCGAATAACCAGAAACGCGCTCTGACTTGGCATCCTACATTCCCCGGTGGGTATGACTCTCAGGGACGGCTCGGCTCCGGCAAGGACCAGAAGCCGTACAACCGCAGAAGCGCGAATCAGGGTATCGCATCTGCCAGAACCGTTACGGCCTATGAAGGGCTGTGGAACGATGCAGACGCCATCTGGGCTCTGGATATGTGGCAGTTGCGGCACTGGAATCTGGAGAATACCGGAATCTGCCCCGGCTGCGTCAGTTACAACTACCAGTATTACGCCGCCGTCTCCGAATCGGACACCACCCGTATCCTGATGACCGCCGCTAATGCGGCATATTATCAGGAGGGCTCGAATGTCCAGATCGGCAACAGCACCTCAACGGACAGAAACGCCGCCGCCACCTATGCGCTCGGCGACAATGTGACCATCCTCAGCAAAGAAGAGGTCACTGTGGACGGCACTGCCTATGTCGCGCTGAATCTGGATCTCGACACCGGCATCGATGTGACAGCCGGAACGACCAGAGTACACACCGC